TACATCGTTTTACAGACATTTACGACATTTTTGCCCCTTTTTTGCCCCTTATAAAACAAAAAAAGCCCGCAAGCTATTGCCTGCGGGTCATTAAGAAGAAAATAGAATCTCCTTTCTTTATTTAAAATTTATTTTGTAGTGATCAAACCATCAGGTTCGATGTTAAAGGCTTCTTTATCGGCCATGCGACCATCAGGAAGCAACATGTAGTATCCATTTTTGTATGGAACAAAGCGGTCTGACAACATATCCCCATGCTTTTCATCAAGGAAATACCAGTCGTCATAATATTTGACCCAACCTTTTTTCATACTACCGTCACGGTTGAAATAGTACCATTTTCCATCAATACGACGCCAGCTAGTCACCATGTAGCCATCGGCATCAAAGTAATACCATTCACCATCAGTATGCAAAATCCAGTCAGATTTCACGCAGTAACCTTCAGAATTGAAGTAGAACCAAGATTTGTTTTCTTCAATGTATTCGAATCCATCTTTAGGCCATGTGCCATTAGCACGTTGATACCAATCGCCTTTGGCGTCAGTCTTCCAGCCTTTTTCGATGACTTTAGGAGCAGCATTCTGATTTGTCAAACGATAGATGTAGTAATATGGCTTACCAGCGTATACCCAAATATCGTCATGATCATTTACAGTAATACCATCATAGCGGTAGTTGCAGTGGATGATGTTGTCGCTGTCAATGAAAATACCAGTGTGACCATCAGCGCCGGAAGAAGTTCCTTTGCGACCCCAAATAAATACGTCGCCACGTTGGGCATCAAATGGCGTGTTTTCGGAAATAAGAGTATATCCGTTGTCAATGAGCCATTTGTGCTCGTATTCTGTATTTACGGCCCAACCAGCATCACTTGCCCCACCAGAACGTAGAGCGTAGTAAATAGATGATGAGCAGTCATAGCTATCTGGACCATTACGATAGTCCATACTGTAGCTTACTTGCCCTTTTCGAGCTTGCATCCAAGCAATAGCCGTTTCAAGATTTAAACCCATACTTACTCTCCTTTCCACACATCATTCATTTCTTTAACCGATGCCTCAATAAATGTATCTAGTTCCTTATCAGTCATGCTGATACCGTATTTATTGAGTTCAGCGCGGATTTTAGTCCGTGCTTGCTCCAGCTTCTCCTCACCCTTATATCCGGTTTCAGCTGCGACCTGCTCAACGGCATTGACAGCATTTTTGGCCAAGATTTCAACGATTTTGATGGTCTTTTCTCCACCTTTTTGAACCAGGTAGTCCTTGACTGCCTTGACTGCGATACCGGCCAAAACAGTCAAGATTCCAGTAGCTGAAGCAATAATGATTTCAGTAATTTGTTGCATGTGTTATTCTCCTTTTTCGATTTCTTCCATGCGGTCGTTCATGCGGACCATTTCTTTTTGAATGTCTCCGACCGTATGAGTGATTGTAGTTAATTCCGTGGTGGTCTTTTCTAGGTGAGTCATCAAACGCTCTTCTCGTCTGTTAGAGTCGGCCTTTGATTGCTCGTGCAAATCCATAATCTTCTTCTCTCGCTTGTCCGAAGTCTTGATTAGATATCGAATGATAATAAAGAAAAGCAAGACAAACAAAATCGCCCAAGCTACCTGACTTTGAGCGATTTTTTCAGCTTCTTCAATTGGCATACAACCTCCTTAATCAATTTTAGGCATGACAACAGTCAGCACACCTTGCTGAAGCATATCAGAGATCGCTTGATCCTTGTAGGTATAGCCCTCTGTCGCTTGCATTTGGAATTTGAAGATAGTCTGCGTACCTTGTGGCCATTTTGGATTGCCATCGTGCGGATAAGGCATCGCTACTATGTCACCATTTAAATAGCGATTGTTTTTGATCAGAGGCTTGATGAAATTTGCTACTTTCCCATAGGCAAAGGTAGGCATACCTCCATTTTGATATACTGACAAAGCGATCATGATCTCAATGATCCCTGAGGCTGCATCAAGGTTTTCTTTTGTTTCAGTTGTAACTTGTCCAGTTTTATCAACTGCCTCTTTGTTTTTTTGCAGCTCTTGCTCAATCGTACTAAAGCGCTCATTTTCAGCTCTGTTTGGGAAGTTTTCTTTATAAAGAGCCTCAAGAGCCATTTCAAAAAGCTCTGTATTTGACAAACCGATTTTGTCCGCTGGTAGCAAGATAGGTACGATAGCACCGTCTGAATTGACTAATGTGACCTTTGTAGCGGATTCTTTTCCACTTGCGTCAAATTCTTGGGACTTTGTCCCGTACTCTAATTTCATAGTTCCTCCTTAAATTTTGAATGAAACATTATCTAAATTAAGCCATTTAGAATCTACATTGTGTTTCACAACGACATTCCCACTTGGGTAAATACCGATAACGGCATGGTTGAAATCATTATTTAGAACAGACTTAAATAATGATGTTGTTGGTCGAAATCCTTCAGGGAGATTAAATAACAAGGTTTCGCGATTCGTTGTCCCGTTTCTACAAGTCCCTTTTAAATAAACAATCCCGTCGAACGTTTTTGAAAACTGCACTTTTTCATACTCAGGATGATGGCTCCACCCATTTTGTAGGTTGGCATTTTGCCAAGGTGTGCTCTGAATGTCATCTTTGGTAGCAATCTCTTTCCATTGCGTTGGAGCCCATTTATTGGCATTGTTGTAGGTCCTAAAGAAAAACCTATTTGATGTTACCCCAGTGAAAAATTGAACGCCTTTCCAACTATCAAGCCAATAGTTTTGAAATAGTCCCCAATCATTACCAGTAGGGTTATCTGCGTATTTCCCATTTCTCCAACCAAATTCTGTCGCCTGCTTATTCCAAACATCATCCCATTGAGCGCTACCTCTACTTAAGCCACCATAAGCATTAGTCAGCTGATACTGCTGAATTGGCTTGTTATTCGAGTAGATATCGCCTAGAACATCTAATGAGCCTGGTTTCCCAAATTCTGCAACCTTACCAATGCCTACACGTCCGTTCTTATCATAGGACATTACTACGCTTTCAGTTGCAACAGTAGCTGAAAATTCTACGCTTGTAAACTTGTCCTCAAGCTTACCAATAATCACAAAGGATTTATTCGATGGATAATTCCCCGCCATGTTAGCAGCTGAGTTAGTCAATGTATGAACACTTGTAAAATTACCAGATGCACTACCATTATCATCCGTAAAATTCTCATTACCTATCTGAGCAACTTTGAAAGTTAAGGACATTACATTTCTTTGTTTTCCTGACTGCATTATAGGGGCTATTCGGGCATTTCTTAACACTTGCAATGTATTTGGATTGCCTCTAGTTCTAAGTGCGGAGAAGCTAAAAGAGGGGGCATAATACTCAATCACGTTGATAGTAATCTCTTTAGTATCTGATTGTTTACCCCGACTATCGACAACGTAAGCTCGAATGGTTGCCAAACCGCTAAAGTTCATGATACCAAAACTACCACCGTTTTTAGTTACGACCATTTTTTTATTAACAATTTCAGCTCGATATCCTGTAATGGTAGAACCATAAGCACCAGACGCATTGTTGAAGTTTACTTGGATATCTGAAATGATTTGTAAGAAGTCATTTCCACTCAAAAGCCGTCTCGCAACCGTATTCATATCAGTTAATGAAAGACCTGTGAAGGTAGGTTTTACACTGTCTGGTATTTTAAAGTACCATCCATTAGAATACACGTCACTACCGATTTGAGTAGTACCGTTATATGTTCGAACACAGATGTCCATTAGCCCCGAACTAGATTTAGGTAAGTGTCGAGCAAGATCTAAAGATGGAGTAAAGGAAACGCTAGTAGTATGGTTCTTACCTAAATCTATCCAGTCACTACCGAAAACTCGGTACCAAACTTGGTGAGTAAAGGAATTGACTTTTCGGTCAAAGATAACAGTATGAAGAGAACCTAAATTCCTATTCCCTTCTAAGCTGGAAATTTGTGAAGATCGAGGAATTTTGTCGAGTGTATAATTCGTCGAAATTGTAATGTTGCCATGAATTCCGTTGTTAGCGTCAAAAGATGCCCAGACAGACATGGTCTTTGTTCCGTCACTATTGTGAGGAATAGTAGCTTCACCAGACGCGAGAGTAGTTTCTTGTCCCTCTGTCTCGAAACTGAGGTTACTTTTGTAAATACTGGCCCCGTTTAGCCATACGGATAAAACACTTCCGTTTTCTGCGTTCCAAGTTCGGTAACCTCCATCACGGTCAACTGTAGCTCTCCAACTAACTCTAGAGGAGTTGTTAGCGATGTCCTGACTAACTTGTTCAATATAAATATTCAAGTGCAATGGGCCACTAGAATTGATAAATTTAGTCATTTTTCTCTTTTTAACCTCCTACATATCGAACAACATTCACATCTTTGTCAAGATAATACTGCTCTGTTCTAAAGCGTCCAATTTGAATTGACACGGTGAAAATGCCATTGTCAATATTGATTACCCCTTGCGAAATATACATTACCTCCTTACCTGCAGAAAACATGGAAATTCGATCATGACTGACTTTGATTGATGAACTAGCATCGTTCTTTCCAATGATGAGCCCCTCATTTGAAGCACTCATATAGGTATCGATGAACTTTTTCATCTCTTTCAAGCCACCAAATTCTATTGTTAAAAACTCAATCCTCCTGGCCGCCTCGATTAAATCAGACTCAGATTTTTTTTGACTGTCTGCATTTGATTTCACCAAAGCATTATAGGCTTTTTCTAAATCACTAAGTTGATCCATGGTTGCTTTGGCTTTCAACTCAACGTCGTGCAATTGGGCTTTTTCTGCCAATGCGTTCAGCTGCTGCTCTGTTAGATTTTGGTCAGCTTTCGAATCAATGTTCTCTCGCACATCTTCGGGGGCTTCTGAAAAGTCTGTAGAGACTGTTCCTACCTCTACTTTTGGGAACGCAATCCAAACGGTTGCAGCAGTAAAGACATGTAAAATCAGCTCATTGCTTGCATTAGAGTTTTCTTTTTTTGTCAACTCAATATCATAAAATTTCCAATCCGTAGTCAACGAGACACCTTGCACGGTGTTCCTGTATCCTACTCTAGCTTGAAAGTTCGTATTATTAACAGTAGATTTTGCCCAAAAACTAAACCTAACAGCTTTATTTTTCATCTCGTCAGCAGTGCCCAAACGTATATCCCCACCAGTTCTAAACGTAACTTTTTGATTAGTCACCTTTCCGCTATAAGTAGATACAATTTTCAAAGTATTAGTTCCTCTGAATTTGCTATTAGTATCTATACTCAATGTGAGCTGTCCTTGCGTTTGCTCCTGACTATCATCTAAAAAGTAAGTTGAGTATCGTTCTCTTAGACTACGTTTGAATAATGAATTAAGAAAGAGATTTCTTCCACCAACCTGGACATTATCAAATAGTGCTGTCCACTTGTACCTTGTAGGATCCTGACTGTCCGCCTCAGTGAAATCTGTCAATGTACCTAAATACCGCTTGTTCGTGCTATCAGTTGTACTGAAGCCATCACGTCCATCTTCAGAGTTAGCCCAGGCTCTATGCAAGTATGGAGTGCGTCCGTCAGCTCCAGTTTTCCCTGGGATACCTTGGTCGCCTTTCGGGCCTTGCAAACCTTGGACACCAGGTACCCCCTGTTGCCCACGTTCCCCTTGAGGTCCAGGAGTCAGTTCAATTTTTTTTAGATCTTCTTTCGTCGCTACATCTTGAGCATTGATAGTGAGCTTATCAATGTTCATCACAACTTTGCCGTCACGTACGGAAACAATCTCTTGCAAACCATTCATGATTCGCAAACGTGCCAAATCCAGATCTCCAGCAGTTATATTTTTGGCATTTAACGTAATGTAATTACCAATTGCTGCAGAAACTTTTTTTGCTAGCAATTCATCAGTGGTTATCGTATCGACAATTTCTCCGACATTAGCGCTGTCTGCCTTTTTAACCCATGAACCTTCTACACGTTCCCACATTTCAACATAGCCACCATTAGGTTTAAACCATATATCTCCATTTTTTGGTTTGGTAGGGCTTGATGTATCAAGGTACATACTACCTTGTTTAGTGATAAGTTCGTCCAAATACTCTATTTGACGTTGCATGGACCCCTTATATTTATAAGTACCTTGTGCAGCTCCAGCAGCATTTCCACTACTATGGGCAGATAAACCACCATCAAACGAAAGTTTGTAGGACAACATTGGAATGTCAAAATAGATATTTTCATCCCAGTGTACTGTAACCCAATCACCAGCTTCCATAGCCATATCACCACGCCAGGACAATGTATATGGATAAAAGTTAAAGTCTCGGTATTCATTGAAGACACGATCCAGAATTTCTTGTGTAACCCATGGATTTTTTAACTTCATGATATTACCTGTGGACAATCCTGATTTATACACAACCTTATCAGCAGACTTACACTCAATACCTTTCAACCTGTAAGGTATCTCGTCACGTTCTAATCCACCTGGCTTATACATATCTTTTGTGATATGTCTTGATGTTGTCTTTAGCTTGATAAAATCAAGCTTCCCATTACGATTAAATCTGACGAAGCTTCCTGATAATTGCGCTAAATAAACTAACGCCTCACGATAACTTGTTTTTTCTAGTTTCTTCGCAACTTGATCATTTACTAATTGGATATTAGTATCTGTCGTGATACCTGTCAATCTCACGATTTCTGATAAAATATCCCTTGTATAAGCTGGATAAGTAAGCTGACTATCATAAGCACCAGACAATCTAACAAACTCGTCCTGTAGCTTAATTTTGGTCTTTTTATCATTACGATCTAGCTTGACCTCGGTAACAAAAAACTTGCCAAGTGGGACGGTTTTACCCGCAATTGCTACCGACATTGTTGCCGGCATCATTTCTTGCAGACCTTCAATAATCTCTTTAATTTCAATTTCTAGACTATTGATGTACCCACCACCAATTGTAAAATCATTACTATTACCGATGGAACTGTCGTAAGTAGCTGATGCAATTTTGGTTTTTGTGTATCTCTTACCATTTAAGTCAAAGTTAGCCTCAAACACGCGCAGATGGTTCTCTATTGCTTTGATATAATCTGATGTTACTTCTAGCATAATCCCTCCTACTGCTCGATAATAGATACAGATAAGCCGTTGTAATAGGTCACACCGTCACTCAGACGTCCCATTACTGTCTCTGTGATAGTTCCGCGGTAACCAGTGATAGACTGTCCTAAAATGTTTGCAGTAAAAAATCCGGCTACTAGTTTAGACTTGATAATATTTCTTTCTGCTTCTGTGATAATTCCCCATTTGATGGAGAATGTACGTTTTTCTGCAATGACGTCACCCGTCATCAATCCACTAGCACTACGACCCGTAGAAGATGACCAGATAATCTCATTATTGATACTGATTTCAACTGGAGAAGCAAGAGCTACTCCACCTACTGATATTTCACTCATGCATACCTCCTAAATCATGAGGGGGGATTCCCCTGTTTTAATTGCAATTTCATTGATTTTATCTACAATCTTCTTGGTGATTTTATCACCATCAATTGTCAAATCAAGAGCACGAACCGCTTGCAACAACTGTGTCAGTAAGGCTAGAACTTCTGGTCCACCGCCATTATTTGACAATTCTGCTGCACGACGTGCCATTTCAAGCATTTTATTTTCCGGAGCAACGATCTCACCGTAATGCTTGTTGTCACCAATCATGGCAATTTGTGGTGTGTTAGCCTTAACAAAGCCACCTTGAGCAAGTCGAGGTAGTCCAATGTAACTAAATCCACCGATATTTACACCAGGTAATTTATTAATCACGCTAATAGCGCCATTGAGTAAGCTGATACCACTATTGATTGTGCTTTCTACCGTGCCAAGCACCCCGTTAATAACGCTACGTACAGCACCGCCAATGGCACTCCCTACCATGGTTCCAACATGAGTAAACGTTGAGCGTATTTGCCCCCAAAGTCCGCTAAAGAACCCGATAATGCCCGAAAATGCATTCTTGACATTGTTATATGCTTCGCGGAATTTTGAAGAAAACCACCCTGGTATACTAGCAAGAGCAGATTGGATATTACTCCACTTCCCAGCAAACCAACTTGCAATAGGATTGAAGATACCTGTCAAACCTGTCCACGCATTGCGGAATTTTTCTTTGAACCAATCAGGAATCGAAGCAAGATTGCTTTTTAACTCATTGTAGCGTTGAGAGAACCAAGAACCTATTTTGCTAAAGATGTTTGTTAGCCCAGTCCATGCTTTTTGGAACATGTCAGTAAACCATGCCCCAATATTAGCTAAAGCACTAGTCACGTCGGCCCAACGTTGTCCGAACCATGAGCCGATTGGCGTGAAGATATTAACGATAGCGTCCCATGCTTTCTGGAACATGTCGCCAAACCACTTAGCCACGTCTGCTAAAACAGTTGTGATGTCGTTCCAGCGTTCTGCGAACCATTCGCCAAGAGGTGTGAAGATAGCTACAATGCCATCCCAAATTCCTTGGAAGATTGCCACAATTGTGTCCCAAATGAACTTCAGAACTGCTACTGTTAAATCCAACAATCCAGTTAAGATTGTAGACAAGATGTTCATGATGGCATCGCCCGTTTCAGTGAAACCGTCGAAAATCTTGCCCATATCACTGGTAAGAATACCAGTGATAATATCAAACACGCCCTTTAGGAAGTCAGCTATGCCTCCTAAAACATCAGAGATAGTGTTAGATAGAACACGCCAAACTTCTCCTATGTATTCAATTGCAGGAGCCAAAACTCTTGTCAATTGCTCTACGATAAAGCTGATGATTGGTGCCACGTAGGCATTGATGACTTGCGACATCTCTTGGAAACTTGCAACCATATCCAAAATCTTTTGGATCAGCGGTGAAATGTGCTTGCCAATCGTATCTGAGAATCCTTGACCGATTTTCTTGATAACGGGCTGTATATGATTATTCCAACCGTTCACAAACACACCAATAATGCTAGATATGGCTTTAGTCGATGATTCAATTGTCGGACGAATGTATTGGTCATACACACGGCTGATTGAATCAGACATGTCATTGATTGCTTGTTCAGCACTTTCAAAGACTGGAGCAATGTCGGATAGAGTTTCTGAAATGATACTTGCCACCCCTGGCATATTATCAGTAATTATTCGCTCGATGCCTTGCATAAGGTCACCGCCGAGTTTGAAACCAATCTCTACAATGCTAGCCTGAATCGCTAGAACAGAAGATGCGATTGAACTACCAATACGAATTGCACCAGTAGAGGTCATGACATCATAAAAGCCGTCTGCGAATGCCTGAGCGATATTCCCAGCCGATGCAAACATATTACCTGTGTTCTCAAACTGAGCCACTAGAGAGCGGATAATACGCTCTTTTTGGCGTTCTAATCCATTGGCTATACTTTCTGCGATAAAGACTCCTATCCCGAGAGCAACTGTCCCTATCGAGCCAGCAAACTGCCCTAGAGCATAAGCTATCTTATCAAGCATAGTTTGAAATGAAGCAACAACTTTTGGATCTGTAAAAATCTCTTGAAGTACTTCGCCGATTCGTTTTAAAGCACTCTGAAGTCGTTCAATGCCATCAAATCTAAATGAAGCATTGAAACCGTCCTGAAACAATTTGACGAGTTCAAGCAATCGTTTAAGTAATCCATCAAATAGACCGTCTAATTGATTACCGCCTTCAGCAATTTTTCCCATGTCAACTTCAGCGCCTTTAGGTGTTCCACCACCTCCGCCGCCTGAACCACCAGGACCGCCTCCGGAATCTCCACCACCATCTCCACCACCATCTCCGCTATCGGATGAGTCAGATAGTTTATTGATTTGGTCAAATCCCATGAGAGATTTCATTTCTTGGGCAGCTTTCTTAGCTGCTTTACCAGCTCCATCCGCAGCCTTTCCGGCTCCTTTGGCGGCTTTTCCTAAATTGCCAGCTCCTCCAGCT